ATTACCAAGCCACCAGTCAGGTTTAAGACTACGGAGAACAGTCTCTACAACCATTGCTTCATGGTTGCCTTGAAGGCAAATCACGTCTGGATCAACCTTCTGAGCCTCGATTAGATGCTCAATGACTTGTTTACTTTCAGGTCCACGGTCGATGTAATCACCTAGAAATATAACCTTATACTCAGAGTTTGCTCCATGCAGTTTAATGCTTTCTCTAGCCTTCTCGACTAAATCAAAGCGTCCGTGGATATCCCCGATAGCGTAATATCTCATTTCTTTCTAGCCTCTGCTGCGATTTCTTCAATATGAACGGGAGTGTAGTTTCTTGTTTCACAGCAAATGTTGCTGTAATCAGGATCATCAATAACAAAAGAATGAGTATGACCATGAGCGTTGTGGTCTCCGTCTCTGAAATGACCTTTCTTCAGAGGCATGTGACTTAGAACAAATCCTTGTTCTTTGAAGCCTCTCCAAATCATGGCTTTTTCAAACCATTTCATGAAACCTGAATTCAAGACTTTATCATGATTTCCAATAATTAATCTTTTCTTTCCATTAAGTCGGCTCATGATGTTATTGAATGTACTATCGACCTTGAATGTTACGTCTCCTCCAAAGAAGAAGTGATCTTCAGGTCTTACTATTTTATTATGACATTCAATTATAGTTTCATGCATCTCTTCAAGACATGAGAAGTTTCGAATTTTATTACCTTCACTGTCAGTGAAATTAAGAATGTTTGCATGACAGAAGTGGTGGTCTGAGAGAATATAAATCTCTGCCATTGTAGTCTCCTAGGATGCCTCTGTTTTGCCCGACGTTGGCTCAGGATTCGCTAAAACTATTTCCATGAGGGTATGTACCTCCTTGGTTTTGAACTCATCCTTGAGGCTGTATTCTTTCTTGACATTAAGCAGCTCTTTGATGACTGCGTAAACCATGACTTCGCTTTCGTTTAGATCGATTGCGACAGCCTTAACCTGAAGGTGGGGGTTGTTGATGATATATTTAGCAATCACTAGCTTCTCAAGAAAAGTCATTACGTTCCTCTTCTTCTTGTAGCCTCTGTTGCTCTTTCGTCTTTTCTTTTTAACCACTCCCATAGTCGGACTCCTTTGTAACTATCCTTCTGGAACGGCGAACGTCTTACACCCTTCTCCATGAAGGCAGGATTTTGGATAGTCAGTCGAAGATTGCGAAGCTTCATACTAGCCTCCGTTCGGTGGCTGCCCTAATTGGCTAACTTAGATACTGGCTGTACCCTATTTTTTCTTACTCTAATTTCTTTAGCACCTTGCTGCAAATACTCAGCAACGGCATGAGTTGTTTTTAAGTCTGTCTCACATGTCTGCGAAACCACGGACTCGTCTTGAAGAATGGCGACTACTCTATAGTAGAATTGCATCACCCGGTCTCCTTTAGCTTTGAATTGTCATTTGCAGGAAGTATTTCCGCAGCAAATCCGAAGTCCTCAGACAGTGTGTATGTCTTAGGGTCAAAAAGAAGATCGCCTGCCGGACCAGTCCTTCCAGAGAAACGGTTCTTACTTACCATCAAGTGCGTCGTGCGCCTGATGATAGGATCAGAAGCCTTAATGTCTCTGGAGAGATCGATCCGTATATCGGCGATCTTCGATATGTTTCTGGAGCCTCGCGTCAATCCATCGTCATTGACGTGACTAACGATGATTAACGCGAAGTCCAATTCTTTAACCATCATCTCTAGGCGAGTAGAGAGATAATCTAATGCTCGCCTCTCGTTCTCTCCTCCAAGGCCGCTAACAACCATAGTAATGTGGTCAAGGAGAATGTAACGACAGCCGCGCGCAGCAACGAGGAACCGAATAGTATCCAGAATAGTTTCTGGATCATCAGAACCGAAATGACTATAGATGTGTAGACGGTCATCTTCTTGTACAACTGCTTGTACAGCAGCGTACGCTTCATCATCGGTAACACCACTGTCTGGTAGATGGACTGGTCGCTGGAGGTGTATTCCTGCCAGAGCCTGAAGATGTCGCTTCTTACCTTCTTCAAGATAGATAGCACCAATAGCATCTTTGGTGTTGCTAAGGAGATAATGTTCGATAGCATGGAGGAACTCCGTCTTTCCTACGCCCTCTTGGGCGGTCACGAGAACGGACTCGCCGGTCCGAATTCCATATGTCATATAATTCAAAGTAGGAAAGGGATAGTTAACCCCAACCTTAGGAACTTCGTGGAGTATCTTATTGAAGTCATGCCAAGAAGATATAATCGTTTCAGGACTATACCTCTTGGCAGACTTGAAGAGACGAGCTAGTTCTTCTCCCTCTCCGGCTCGGAGGTAGTCGTTGGCGTCTTTTCGATCTCCTCCGGGGAATCTGATTTGGTAAACCTTGTTGTAATCGAAGAGACTTGCGACAGCAGAAGCCGCTTCCCTTCCCGGCCCATCTCCGTCAAATGCAAGGTAGATGCGTTCAAATGAGTTAAGCCACTGTCGATCGATTGCAGCGTCCAGCTTGCAGCTACTGCTGCTACGAACACTGACACAAGGAATGCGCAAGACCTGATAAAGCGTAAGAGCATCTAATTCCCCTTCTGTTATGACAACACTCTGTCCTCCAGAGAACTTGTCTCGTCCGTAGAGGCCAGCCTTGGCGATATCGCCTATGGTATGAAACTCTTTAGGTAACGTCCTGACTTTCATTGACCCATTGGGATATAGAAAACCAATGGAGACAGGCTTACCTTCTTTATCGATCTTAGTCTTAGTATTATAAAATCGGAATGTTTCTTTATCTATGCCACGATATGAGAGAAACTCATACGTGTATTCATTGTCGTCAACCAAGAAATCTTTATCCTTATTAGCTGAGTAATGTTTATTACAAGAAAAGCAATGACTGTGACCGTCCGCGTAAACTACACGGGCGTCAGAAGAGCCACAGTCATCGCAAGGAATATGAAGCTCAGCAACTACGCTGCTCTTCTTCGAATGTTTTTGTGTATTCATAATACCTAGGAAGCCAACTCTTCTCCACGTTCGGGAAGAAGATTGGGCATTGCAACGTCTCGAAGCCTCCGTCCATTCGGTCATGCCAATATTTGTGGCGACCGATGTACATCCAAGCTTCGACGATATGGATTTTCTCTGCGAACTCCTTTTGTCTCCATCCCTGTAGGGCACGAGGGAGAGGCTTACCATCAACGGTACGCCAAGGACCACGGAGTTTAGCACGGTAAGGGAGAAGGAGTTTAATCCTTCGACGCTTGAATTGTACGCCATTCTGGTAGCGTATGTCAAGGTCTTGTATCAGATCAGGACGAACTTTATGAAGCTGGCCCTTAATCTTAGCCTGAGGGAGAAACGAAGTCTTCTCAGAATGTATAGGTACAACCAGTCCGGAAGACCGTTCGTACACCATGTTAAATCCCTGCATCGTAAACACGATGGGGTAATCTGCACATCCGTCCATCAAAGTCGGGCCGTACTTCAGCGTATCCGGAAAACAAGACATATGGCTCTTGTGCTGGTCACACACGAAGAGAAGCATATGCTTATACTGGAATATCTCTGAAGCATCAGGAGTGTGACGGACGTTGTAGTCCATGTAGTAGCCTATAGCAGGCGAAGGGTAATCCAAAGCTCTCAATGCTTTCAGCATCTTCCTCTCCAAAAGGTTGCCCCAGAGGGTGCGTTAGGGGCCACACCCTCCGGGGCTTATCCACTAGGTTGGCTCAGAAACCTAGTGAATTACTTCTTCTTACCCCAAGAAGCCCAGCCGCTGTTGACGACCTTCTTCTCGGGCTCCTGAACCTTCGGCTCTTCTTTGACTTCCGGGGCAGGGGTAGCTGCCTTCAAAGATTTACGCGCCTCGATGCGATCCCTGCGGACTTCGAGGAACATATGGAAGAACGCCTTCGGGTTCTCCTTTGCGAATGTTTCAATGTCACGGGGAGACCAGCTATCGACCTGATCAGAGGTGACGCCGAACTGTCCCGTAAATACCGGGTACTTTTCTTCCTGCTTCTGGATGGCTTCCGGCGAAGGAATCTCATTCCCCTTTCGGTCCATGATCTTCAGCAGGGTCGTTTCCGCCGCCGACTTCTCGTCCGCTGTCAGCACCATCGCATTCGCTTCGGTGACGACTTCGCGTCCGCTGGTCGGTTGCTTGTTGCCGTTGCCGTTGACCGGCTTCGGCGCAGGCTGACGCATGTCCTTCGGTTCATCCTTGGCGTACTTCTGCTGAAGTGCCTGAATGTCCTTGGCGGCGCTCGGGTAGTTGATGGAGTAGTACTTGAAGTCCGGCTGCTCCCAACCATTCGGAAGGGCATTGCCGCAACCAGTGACACGGCGGATGAAAGCTTTGCGATCCTTCTTCGAAAGACCACGGGGAACTTCCTTCCACTCGCCTTCCGGCGGCTTCGTCGTATCCTGCGGAGCAGGCTCGACTACCCCCGGACCGGGGTCCTTGATTACGTGCTCTTCCTCCGGCGGAAGTCCTTCGGGCTTCTGCGCAGGAGCAGGCTCCGCTGCTGGCTTGTCCGGAATGGTCAGCTTGGGCTTGTTGTTGTTGCCCTTGCCCCACCATCCGGTCTTCTTCTGGACTACTTCCTCCGGCTTCTTCGGCGCTTCTTCCTTATAACCGAGGGTGTTGGATACTGCACCCCACGGGAAGAAAGAAGACAGCTTGTTCTTGCCCAACCAAATCGCATCACCCATCGGGGGGAGGAATGCGAACTGGCCACGGTCGCCGATG